CCTGATGAGTCTATGCGCATGGCTTCTGCGCCGTTGGTATAAAATGTTACTGGATAAGCCCCATCAGCATAGATGGCTCTTGCGTAAGCAGAACCATAGAAATTGCCGCCAGAGTCATCAATACCAAAGTAAAAGTTCCCTGAATCGTTTTTAGTTGTAAAGCCGTTGTATGATGTAGAAGTGGATTCTAATCTAGCAAAAGGAGCAGAATCATTTATATGTAATTTCTGAGCTGGCGAACTAGTACCAATACCCACGTTGCCGTCTGCGGTTAGCGTCATTACATCGCCAGTTTGATAACCGCTATTGTAAAGCGAACCAAACCGCATTTTAGCTTTAGGCGCTGTATAGTCTACGCTGATTCTGCCAAGAGCATTTGTAGCGTCAGTCCATACTATTGATTTGTTGCCTGAAGGGTTGTCCCAACCTGTCTCTAATCGCAAAAGATTAACAGCACTGCCTGTTGTATCTTTCAAATGCAATTTAGCACTAGGCGAACTAGTACCAATACCCACATTCCCTGATGAGTCTATGCGTAGGCGTTCTGTGCCAGCTAATAAAAACTTAGCACCCGCAGAGCCGTTTAATGTTTCTATAGCAAAGCGACCTTGACCTCCTTCATACAGTTGAAAAGCAGCCGCACCGCTTGAAGCGTTGGCATTAATTAAGTTACCTGTTCCTTGAACGACAAACTTTCCATATCCTGCTGGGCTACTGTTCCCAATACCCACGTTCTCTGACGAATCAATAGTGATTGCAGTGCTTGTCGCATTGTCATCAATACCAAGGCTTGTGAATGCACCTGTAGCAGTCAGCGTAGTAAACGCGCCTGTGGATGCAGAAGATGCGCCAATGGCTGTGCCGTCGATAGAACCTGCGTTGATGTCTATGGTGCTAGGGTTAGTACCAAGCTCAACAATAGCACCGCCGTTGTCCTCAGTAAATAATCGTTTGTCAGCTACGTTGACCGCCAGTTCACCCTGTACAAGATCACTTGCTGTAGGGACGGCTGAAGCGGTTGAGCTGTTCTTAGTTACAATTTTTGTTGCCATGTTTATATACCTTTAGTAAGTCCCGCCATCAAGCGTACCAGTAGTCATGTTGCTTGCGTTTAAAGTTGAATTAGATTGTAAAGCTGATGCAGCCAACACACCCTGTGCTGCTGTAGCATAGTCCGTAGCCGCTGTAGTAGCTGCTGTACCTAGTCCTAAGTTAGTCCTAGCTGTGCCTGCGTTAGCCAAGTCAGACAAGTTGTTAGCCTTCAGTGCCGCTGCTGCTAATGTACTAGCTGCGTTAGAGGCGCTAGTCGCTGCTGCTGTGGCACTAGAGGCTGCTGCTGTTGCACTAGCTGCTGCATTAGTCTCAGCAGTCTCAGCGTTAGTCTCAGCAGTCTCTGCATTGGTCTTTGCCGTAGCTGCTGCCGTGGCACTAGTGGCTGCATTGCCTGCCTGTGTAGAGGCTGTAGCTGCGCTTGTAGCTGCGTTGGTAGCACTTGTCGCTGCCTCACCAGCCTTAGTGGTAGCTGTTGTAGCTGACCCTGCTGATGCTGTAGCACTCGTGGCAGAGTTAGTCGCAGATGTAGCCGCTGCTGTCGCTGAGTTACCAGCGTTAGTCTCTGATGTACTAGCTGCACTGGCGCTATTGCCTGCATTAGTTGCTGATGTCGCTGCACCACTCGCAGAACCAGCAGATGCTGTAGCTGAACTAGCTGCGTTAGTGGCGGAAGTAGATGCACCAGAGGCTGACGTAGCAGCATTGCTTTCGGAGGTTGAGGCATTGCTGGCGCTAGTGGAAGCCTCTGATGCTTTAGTCGTAGCAGTAGAAGCACTCGTAGACGCACTGGTTGCGCTTGTAGAGGCTTCTGACGCTTTAGTAGTAGCTGTGGTAGCACTAGCAGCGGAAGCCGTCTCAGAGGCACTAGAGGCTGTCTCAGAGGCACTGGCTGCTGTAGCACTTGAAGCAGCACCTGTGGCGCTAGTGGCTGAGTTAGTGGCTGATGTTGCTGCGGCAGTCGCTGAGTTAGCCGCTGCTGTTGCGTAAGCTGCAACACCTGTAGCACTGTTAGCTGCATTGGTAGCAGAGGTGCTTGCTTCAGACGCTTTAGTTGTAGCCGTAGTTGCAGAGTTAGCTGCCTCTACAGCACTAGCGGCTGCATCACTTGCTTTCGTAGTAGCTATGTTAGCTTGTTCTGTAACAATGGATATAGTGGCATCCGTATTGGAATCACCAGCACCACCGTCACCTCTAAATATAGCCATTGTAGCTCCTACGAAAACAAAAGAAAGGGAGTAAAAGGAAAGGGGGACTCCGTAGAATCCCCCAGTTTAGCTTAAAGTACAGCTAGGGTGAAGCCTGCTTCTGGACGCATAACCTGAACGCCATACAGAGTATCAGCAGTGTACAAAGTACCAAGGAACTCCTGCTTGTACTGAGTCTGTGAACGTACAGCTTGCTGCTCTGCAAGAACGTTAGTGTCCTTGTGGATCAACTGTGCGCCACGAACGCCTGACTCAAGAGTAGGTACGTTAGTAGATACAAATACGTCAACACCGTACAGGTTACCAATCTTGCCAGTCTCTACGCCTTTGCCGTTAACAAAGTCAGTAGAAGTGTAGCGATCAATACCCATGATAGCGTTACGCAGTGAAGGAGGAACGATGAAGCTACGGTTGTCCATAGGAACGTCTGCATCGTCTTGCTTCTGAATCAGCGCACGGAACGCAGCGTCAGAGAAAGCGCCAATGTCAGCAGTACCGTCAGCGTCATAGGCTTCCAAAGCACCAGAGGTAGTGTTAATCTGGAAAGAACCAGTGTTAACAAAGCTAGAACCATCGCCGTTACCGAAAGACTTAGCCAGAGCAAACAGATCGTTGTCAACCTGCTTAGCCAGACCGTAGCCTGCATCGCCAGTGTAGAACTGACGCAGTGAAGCGAGAGCCTGTACTTCGGTGATGTCTTCAATCAGACGAGAGAATTCAAAGTGCTTGTTGATGTTAATCAGAACTTCTGACTCAACAGAGTTCTGGATAGTTACGGCAGTCTCTGCAACTTTAGCGTTAGCTGAACCACGGGTAGGCTTAGGGACGTGGATGGTGTCACCTTTCTTACCAGTCATGCTCATTTTTTTAACGAGGTTAGCCATTACAAGATTGCTCTTGTATGCTGCAATTACTTCGTCACTCCAGATTTCTGGGATAAAAGTAGCTGCGCTAGTGTTGTCTACTGCTCCGCCCATATTGGGATATACTGATGTAGCCATGATAATACTTCCTATAAAGAGTTAGTTACGTACTCTCCCTTCCGCATAGGCTTGCATGATCTCGTCAGACAAGGATAAATAACGGTCAGGATCGTTCTGCATTAGTTTAATAATGTCTGAGCGTCTATAGACCTTGCGAGATGCTGCTTCTCCACTTCCTTTTGCACCGCCTGTTGAGGCAGTCTTAACAGCTTCTTTCCTGCTCGCTTTCTCCTGTGTAACAGTTTGGCTAACAGCTTGTTGACGTTCCTTCCAGTTAGTGAAAAGTTCATCAGCAGCTTCATAGTCATACTGCGTATCCGCTTGTGCAAAGAGCTGAGTACGAATCTTTGATCCTTTAATCCAATCAACAAACTTACTATCCTGTAGAATCTCTTGCATGTCGGGATGACGTTTCTGCAATTGACCCTGCGCTGTTGCTTGTTTGTACTGCTGAGTTTGTGCTTCAGCAGCTTTGATTGAAGGATGATTCTTAATCGCTCTCTCGACAGCCTTGTCGGGATCAGAGAAAAAGTCTATGTCTTCTTCAGGTTCTTGGGTTGCTTGTGGTGTTGTGTCGAGTTGTGTCTGTATGTAGTTGTCAACAACGGATCGCAACTCCCCTACTTCTCCGCTTTGCTTTCCTAGTAGCTTCTCAGCTTCTTGGTGCATCCTTACAATCTCAGCGGTTGACTTTCCTTTGTACTTGTCAGGGATGTCATCTTCTTGTGGAGTTTCCTGCTCTACAGGCTCCTCAGTTATCTGACTTATTTCTTGCTCTTCTTGCTCGTTGTCTACGTCTTCAGGTGGACGCTCGTCTATTAGTGTTGCCATTATTAAACTCCGTGAGTAATCTCATTATGGAGGTGTATTATGCAGGGCTTCTTATTAAGAGTTGGCCTTGCGTTCTTGTTGCAGCTTCTGTGCCCTGTTCTTTTCCCATTGTCTGGTAGCACCCATAAAATCACCAGAGATAGGGTCAAGTTTACTTCGCACAGCACTTACAATTCTTGTTGCTATCTTGTCACAATCTAAGCAGGGAATGTGGGTACACTCTGAATCTGTGTAGCGTTCATTCGTGTGTCCGTCCTCGCAGCGAAACTCGTAGATAGCCCTCATTAGGCGACTACTTCTACTGCTTCTGCTTCTTCTTCCTCTGCTTCTTCTGTAGCCTGTGCTTCGGCTGCTTCAATCTGTGCTTCAAGATTAAGTAGGTTGGCAATGACAGAGAGTTGTCCTTTGCGGAAGCGCAGGTCATCGTTGTCTTTGGTTAGCTCTACTGAGTTGATTACCGTTGCATTGTTCTGTAAGTCTTCCTGTAGCTGTTTCCAGCCATCAGAGGCAAACATTCTGTACATGTTACGGTAATATAGTTCAAGTTCTTTGCTTATCATACTGTTTCTCCGTTAAGGACAGTTGAGTTAATAGTAGTGTACCCTGTTATTATAACATAAAAGCATAAGAAAGTCAAGCTTTATTTCTTCTTTTTACTTGACTTCTCTGCTGGTTTGTTGTATATAGCGTCCCAGTTGCTGGCAAACTTAGCAGAGTCCGTCTTACGCTGACTGCTTCCCTTGCCTCCATGTGTCTGGCCCTTCATCGTTTCTTGCCTTTGTGTAGACCATGTTTAGCGTGTTGCTTGCCTTTAGCAGTTGCTGCTCTCTTCTTTGTGTTAGCAGCCGCTAACTTCTTCTTACCTGCTGCTGTAGACTTCAGCTTACTAATGGTCTTAGAAGGTGCATAGACTTCTCCAGTCTTGCCGCTGGGTTTGCCAGAGGGTGTACGCCACTTCTGCTTAGTCCACTTCTTTAGGCTCTTCTGTGATTCTTTTAGCGCCATGATTGTTTAGCCTTCTTTTTAGCCTTGTCAGACAACGCCCCATAGTGGAATAGCTTTTCACTAGTTTTACCGTGAGACTTACCTGAGTGCAAAGAACCGTCAGGCATTTTGTGAGTACCTCCTTTGTGGGCAGTACCGTCTTTCTTGTAGTGGTTTACACCTTTCATTTATAACCTCCGCCTTTTGCCTTATACTCCTTGGCTAACATCTGAGCTTTCCTAGCAGACCATTGACCAGCGTTACCACCTTTAGTGCCTGCTTTGATCTTGTTAAACAAGTTCTTCCGCATGGTGGGCTTAGTGTAGTTACCTGCTTTATTTACTGTAGACTTTTTGGCTGGCATGTTACTTACCTTTTTTAACTGGCTTCTTCTTAGGCTTCACCGCTGCTTTCTTCTTAGGTGGACGACCTACTTTACTACCGTATGTACCTGTACCGTATGGCATAGTATTCTCCTGTTATTACCACTTAGATTTATCAGCCCAATAAGCTGCTGACATTTTACCTTTTGCTATGTTCTTACCGTGTCGTGCTTTGAAGCTGGCTCTCTTGGCTTTCATACGAGCAGATTCACCCGCCTTGGGTTTTCCTGCTGTGCTTGCCCCCTGTTCTCCATACCTAATCGTCTTGATTTTGTCACCTTCCTTCGCCACAACAACATGGCTTTTCTTTGGATGGTTGGGGGTACGCTTCGGCTTATTGTATCCACTGACTCCAGCCCTAGCTAGTCTTGGGTCTTTTTTTACTGGCATTTTTAGCTCCTGTATTATCAGCTAGTTGTTTCTTTAGCTGTACAATTTCATTGTTTAGTTGCTCAAACTTTACATTTATCTGAGCTACTACGTTCTCTAAATCCCTTGTGCTAACCATTACTGTAGTCCTTGTGTCGGCATTTGCTGTGACATAGCTGGCTCTTGTGGTGCTGGAGTTGCTTCTACGTTGCCTTCCTTAACCGCTACTTCTCGCTCCTTCAGCAACTGCTTAGAGATTTCAAGACGCTTCTGGAACTCTTTGTCGTCTGAGTCTCCAGCTTTAAGGTTTGTAGTAACAGCCTTAATACGATCAATCTCAAGCTCCTGTGGTATAGCCTGTGCCTCCACTGCAATCTTCTGCGCCCTAGCAGCAGACTCTTGTGCCTGTCCGTTGAGTGCAGCAGTCTGTGACTGTTGGAACTGTACCTGAGCTTGCTGTGCTGCCTGTGCTGCTTGCTGTGCTTCTGGGTTAGGCTGGTTAGCTTGCTCTAGTGTAGCAATCAACTCTTCACGGTTAGA